TAAATCAATTAGCATATGATGCTACTACAGATGAATTACAAGTCTTTAACAAGTCTCTTAATAAAAATGTACCTATACATGGTGTAGATACTAACTACTGGAATGTGACAAGTAACACTACTGTTACTTCTTGGTCAACAGTCATGATAGATACTGCTACTAGTGGTGCATTTACTGTTACTTTACCAGCATCTCCAACACAAGGAGAAAGAATTAGATTTATAGACTATAAGAGGAACTGTGATGCTGCTGCTCTAACTGTTGCTAGAAATGGTAAACCAATCATGGGTGACAGTGCAGATTTGACAGTTAATACTGAAGGTGCTGCCTTTGAGTTAATGTTCTGGGACAATACCTCTGGTTGGATCTTGATGAATGTATAAATGTATTATATAATACGAATTATTTTAAATGAATATGAACTTTGCCGTTTACTCTAAAGATGGTTGCCCATATTGTGATAAGATTGTACAACTACTTGAGCTAGGTCAGCTCAAGCATGTTGTTTATAAATTAGATCAACATTTTGATAAGAAGGCATTCTATGATGAGTTTGGACAAGGTTCTACCTTCCCACAGGTTGTAGTCGATGGTAAAAAACTTGGTGGTTGTTCTTCTACTGCTAATTTTTTACAAGAGAATAAACTTATCGCCTAGCCATATCAAATAAGAAAGTATTAATATATCTGTCAGCAAACTTTGAGTTATAATAGGTCTTCAGGATTCCGTAGGCGGGGTCTGTAGATGCTAGGTGATGATCATATCCTCTTTGAGCATAGTGTGCTTCTGGCATGTGACTGCCAAACACATTTCTTACAATAGGATTTGCCCTCTTCATTTGATGAAGGTATCTTGTAAGATATAACTCAAAAGATTCTACATACTTCTCATAGAAGTCGTTGGTTTCTACTTTGATCCACAACTTCTTTGAGAAGTATTTGTCTAAGTCATATACATGGGATTTATTTTTAGTTCTATCTGGTTGATCTATTAAGTCTCTATTGATATAATGATTAATATATTCTTCTCTCATATCAAGTGGGTGGAAGTCTATGGTTCCAAAGTATCTTTTACCACCAGCATTTACATATTCTGATCCGAAGACTGGGTTATTATAGTTCCACTCTGGATATATAACTAAGGATTCTGCAATGAATTTACCTCTTAGGTTTAGTTCACACAGTCTAATTCTTCTTAACTTATCACTCTTCCATGCATAAGATTTAATAGTTGAACCATTGTCATTTACTTCTGGTTCTAACCATTCAGGAAGACTTATCTCAGTTAAGTCCTTACAGTTTTTAAACAGTATATCTTTTAGTTGCATTACGAAACCAATACTTCACCAACTATATCATATTTATTATGAAAATTTTAACCCTATTCTCTGGACATGAAGCTTCTGCTTGCATACTAGAGGATGGAGTTGTTAAAAATTATTATAAGGAAGAGAGATATAATAGACAGAAGTATACTGAACTTACTGAGAGAATAGTAAGGAAGGTTATGCTTAATCATAATGATATTGATTATGGTTTGGTGTCTACTAACTTATCTAATGAAGCAGATAAGGCTATGAGAAAGATCATACGTTCAATGAATCCTTCTATGCAGACGGTTACAAGTGATGATTCAATGCATCACATATACCATGCATCAATATCATTTTATAATAGTGGGTTTGATAAGGCATTATGTTTTGTTTGTGATGCTTGTGGTGGAATATTAAAAGGACATGATCAGGTTTATGAAGGAGAGTCTATCTACATTGCAGAGTATCCTTATAGTTTTAAACCAATACTTAAAAATTATTGGAGTGTTGATGATAACGTCCAGTCTATATCAAAAGAAAAGAATGGTTGTACATATAATATACACAATGTCTTTGGAACTTATCCAGGTATAGGTAATCTTTATAATACTGCTGCACTTGTGATAGGTCAGACTGTTAATGATTGTGGTAAGGCAATGGGTCTATCATCTTATGGTAGTAGTAATGATAAGTTTATTAATTTATATTCAGATGGTGTTATAGATCGTCTTGCAAAACATTTTTGTAATTATCCAGAACTTATAAGGTTATTAAATGGTAAGGATGCTCCTTATAAGATGATTATAACAAAGGATAACTATAAACTTTTTGCTGACTATTGTTACGAAGTTCAGATACAATCTCAGAACAGAGTTTGTAAGATGATTGGAGATGCTATAGAGAAGACTGGTATAAAGAAGGTGTGTATTAGTGGTGGATTTGGTATGAATATAGTTACCAACTATCAATTGATTAAGAATTTTCCAGATGTTGAATTTTATTTTGAACCTTTGTGTGATGATGGTGGTAATACTATTGGGTCTGCTATGTTAATTTACAGAAGATTAACCAAAGATACTACAGTTAGACCCATAACAACGACTTCATATCATGGAGAACATCATGATGTTAGTAAGTATGTGGGTGAGACTGTTGATCTCAAGGGTATTGCTAGTCTGTTATATAATAACAAGTCTGTTGCGATCTTTAAGGGGTATGCAGAGGCAGGTCAACGTGCATTAGGTAATAGATCTATCTTATTCAATGCTCTGAATCCTGATGCTAGAAACATTGTAAATAGAATTAAGAAGAGAGAATGGTATAGACCATTCGCTGCCATAGTATTAGAAGAGGATGCTCATCTATATTTTGATGATGTTATACCTAATCCATACATGACAGTATGCTTCCCAGTCAGGACGGATCTCATACCAGGTGTTACTCATATTGATAACACATGTAGGATACAAACAGTAAACACTGGACATCTCTATGATCTCTTGCTAGAATTTAAACGACTAAGTGGTCATGGTATCTTACTCAACACCAGTTTTAATCTTGCTGGCGAACCATTAGTTGAGACTCCTGAAGATGCACTTAAAACATTGAGTTCATCTACGTTAGATCATCTTTGGTTCTATGATACTGAGCAATTACTATGACAGAAGATAAGAATGGAGAAGAAAAGTCTCTAAATAAATCTAAGAGCGAACCACTTGAGATTAACAAGGGGTTTGAGTTAATGTTACGTCATCGTAACAGGAGGAGAAAGAAACTACGACCAAAAACATTCCACATAATGTTTGGTAAGGTTATCTCTCTCTTCAAGCGAGAGATACGAGTTCAATTTGAATTATCAATTGACATTAAAAAACAGTAACTCTTGCGGAGAAGAATCATGGAAACTATGGTAGTAACCCTGACCCTGACGACAGTTATGTCGTTCCTTGCCTTATTAGTCGGAGGTATGATAGGATGGATGGCACGACAGCATTCTTATGACACTACACCGCAGTATGTCTACACTCACCCTGAGATGTTTGATGAGAACGGTCACGTAGTACCTGATGAAATTGTAGCTGTGAGGTTTGAACAAACTTATGACAACCAAGAAGACGACGAAGACTAAAGAACTTCCTGAACTTCAGGCCAACCCATTTATGCATGAGATATTGGAGTTGGCTTCTAAACAAAGAAGTTCCAAGTTAAAAGCAGAGGTTCTGCAAAAGTATAGGTGCGATGCACTTGTTACTATTTTAATTTGGAACTTTGATGATACCTGTAAGTCTCTGTTACCTGAAGGTCCAGTACCTTATTCAAGAGTAGAAGAGCAGACACCATTTGATGATACTTTGTCATCAACAATGAACAAGGCAGCGAATAGTAACTATGTTCCTGATGAAGCGGTAAGAAATAAACATACATCAATTCGTAAGGAGTTCCAGAACTTCTACAATTATTTACAGGGTGGTAATCCTGGTATGAATGGTCTTCGTAGAGAGACTATGTTTATTCAGATGCTTGAGGGATTACATCCTAAAGAGGCAGAGATCATGGTCTTGGTTAAAGATCACATGCTTCAGTCGAAGTATAAACTTGTTCTTCGTAATGTTCAGGAAGCATATCCTGATATCACATGGGGAGGACGTGGAGGATGAGCGTAACAATCCTACATGAAAAATGCGAACCCGATGCTGCTCAAGATAGGAAGTTACCTAACACAGCATACTTAGTTGAATATAAACTAGAGGGTAAGTCAACATATGATATTGCCATCTCTCAGAAGGCAGTAGATTTGTTTGACCATTATTATGATAAGTTCAAGAAGGATTTTGTAAAGTTTACACAGGCAGAGGGTAGAGCAAACCCAAAGATGTGGCATCCTCCAGGTCAAGAACCACAACAAAAGAAAAGGAAGAGGAAGACCTCTTCATAATCGGAGAGAGAAATGGGATTAGGATTTGGTGGTGAGATAGAGAATTCTGTCAGCAAAGCCACCGTTGTTATTAATGACGATGAAGTCCAGAAACTTATGAAGGACTATAAAAAGATTAAAAAGTATATGAAATCGTCCCTTTATCAACTTAAAACTATGGAGGGCACTGAGACTAAGGTTAAAAAATTACTTGATGAATATAGTGGTGACCTAGACAGTGAAGATTGATACTATTATTCTAGATAACTTTTTAGATAATCCTGATAAGGTTAGAGCACAAGTTCTAACCTTAGATTTTTATGAGACAGGACAATTTCCTGGTCATAGATCCAGTGGTACTGACAAAGGTTATCAGGAGATGGTCAAGAATAAACTATCAGAAGTACTACAATTCCCTGTCTATTTTAGGATGGACAGGGATTGTTTTCGGTATCAATTATGTTTGGAAGGTGCAGAGACGTGGATACACAAAGATGATACTCAGTGGGCAGGAGTTTTATATTTAACCCCAGATGCACCAGTAGACGGAGGGACAGTAATATTTGATGAGGATGAGAATGTTGTCACAATGATAGGTAACGTGTATAATAGGTTAGTAATTTATCGTGGTGATTTATTCCATCGTAGTCTTCAACCAGGTTTTGGTAACTCAGTTGAGACTGGAAGATTGACCCAAGTATTTTTCTTTGATGAAGCAACTTATGATAAGCACTGAACAACGTTTAGATCTGATAGATATATGCTGTCGCATTGTATCTGAAGGACATGTAACTCTTGATGAGAGAATATGGATGTCTAAACTATGTGAAAAGAATCCACAAGCAAAGCGTATTGCAGATGACATTATGGATTTAATAGAACACAGAGACACAATTATTACCGATGACTGATGAACTTCTAGCATTACTAAAAGCATTTGCTTATAAGAAGGGTGAGTTTAAACTCTCCTCAGGTAAAACCAGTGAGCATTATGTTAACTGTAAACCTGTGACCTTAACAGCAAGAGGTCTTACACTTGCTAGTATAATGTTACTAGAACAAGTAGAGAAAGAATCTGTTGCAGTAGGAGGACTCACATTAGGTGCTGATCCACTAGTAGCAGGAGTAGCAGTAGTATCTGGTCTTGATAAGAGACTCCTTGATGCTTTGATAGTTCGCAAGGAAGCAAAGGGACACGGCACACAGGCATGGATTGAAGGTCCAACCCTTCCAGAAGGGTCTAGAGTAACTGTGTTAGAAGATGTGGTTACGACAGGTGGTTCATCAATTAAAGCAGTTAAGAGACTGCGTGATGCTGGTTATGTAGTAGAGAGAGTTGTTACTATTGTAGATCGTCAAGAGAATGATGAGGCAACTACTGCTATGAAGTTAGCAGGGTTAGAATTAAAATCTTTATTCACCTTGGAGGATTTTAATGAAGATTGATACACAAGGGATGAGTGGTCCTGCTGATCCTAATTTTAAGGGTAGACCATTAGAAGAACAGCAAAGAGACCTTCCTAAGTCTACCGTTACACCTCGTAGGTTATTCACTGAGATGTATGTTAAGGAGATGAAGATCCTTATCAATGAAGTCTTAGATGAGCGTGAACATAAGAAGAGGATGGCAGGTGCATATGATGATGTTGAACCTTTACCACCATCATACTTTGATACTAAACACTTCCAACATATTGTTGGGGAAGAGGAACCACTGTATCAAGATTGGTCACAGACTGATAAACCAAAAAAGAATTATAATCCAGGATATTATCAATGAAATTAACACAAGAAGTAATTGACCAGATTCAAGAGGCAATGAACCATACTAAGATGAATGGTGATCCTAACTGGTTGGATGGTGATGAACTTGAAGTGTGTTTAGGTGGTACATTTGCTGCTGATAAGTTTATTTCTATTATTAATAGAAGAACTAATCCTAGACCAAATAAGAAGGAGAATTAATTATGTGGTATGTTATAGTATGGACGATAGTTACATTATGGTTACTATCTGAACTTGGTGTTTTTAAAAAGAAATGAGTGATTTTATATGGGTTGAAAAATACAGACCCCAAAAAATTGAAGACTGTATTCTCCCAGAGAATATTAAAAAAACCTTTAGTGAATTTCTAAATAAGGGTGAAATTCCTAATATGTTACTTGCTGGTCCTCCAGGTATTGGTAAGACTACTGTAGCAAAGGCACTCTGTAAGGAATTGGGGGTAGATTATTATGTCATTAATGGATCGGATGAAGGCAGGTTTCTCGACACTGTTCGGAACAACGCAAAGAACTTCGCAT